TTAGCACCTACAACTCTTACTCCCCCACTTGGTATGTTTGTACGTTGTGGAATCCAATTAGCTTCATTGCTGCCACTATATACTTGGAATCCATCTTTAATACCTACTTCTAAAATACTCCCTGTGTAGACAGTACCATCTCCCCAACCCGTATATATTATACCACCACCTGTATGAACACCACCAGGTCCAACTACAACGTCCTTATAATCATTTGGATCAGTAGTATCATAAACTCGTCTACGTGGGAATCTTGATTTACGAGGTAGAGTCTTTAATAACTCAACTTTAGTTGATTGTGGTAGAGTTAAGTTAGCACCCATTATTTTATTTATACGATAGTAATGACCGTCTATAAAAATTGAATCGTTAAGGGCAATGCCTGCTATTTCATGTGGTTCTAAGTAAATATTACACGTTAATAAACGTGAATCTATGTCGTATAATTCATTGATATAGAATGACCAATATTCGTATACAGCATCTCTAATAGTCTGGGCATTAACAAATGACTGATGATACGACCAACTACCTCTATTACCGAAATGTAAATCTCGTGTTGTTAATCTATCTGCTGCTACTGCTTCATTATGATGAAACTGAGGGTATGATTCTTGTGTTTGTGTTACTCCTGCCTCATCTTCTAAATACCACTTATTTGTAGATGGAATACCTGATTTAATACCTCGTAAATCATCTATTGCTTTATAACCTACATAATGTAACAAACGTGGGTTAAATGAGTATGCTTGTTTTCTACCGTCTTCTTCCGTGAATATACGTGGTACAATGAATGAAGTGCTACCTGGTATGTATTTCATTGGTGTTGGTGAGAAATACGTTCCAATACGTCTCTCCCCAATTGCTACATCACTTTCACCTTGATATATTTGTTCACCATATATTTTACCTATGTTTTCTATTGAATATTGGTTAGCTGTATCTTCATCTGGTATATCACTAAAGATGATGTTTTTACTATTATTTTGTTGTGGGTGTCTTATTTCAAACTTAACCGATCTATCTACTTTATTCGTCCAATCAACTACAACACCTTTATCTACCCAATCATTAAATGTTTCTACTTGTAAGGTGTTTTTTTCCTCACTAAGTGGTTCAATTACTAAGTTAAACTTTTGTATTACCCCATTTAAGAACTCTAATACATTATCCTCCGGCATAAAGTTACCTCCAAGATTCACATTACCACCTATTAGTGTTTGTGGTCCTTGATACATTTGGAGATATGATGTAGTTTTTTCATTTGGTCCTATACCACCGGAAAATGCTAATACTGCTGAGTTATTAGAATGAAATAATGTTGCTTCTAAAGTAACTATATCATTTGCATCTAAAACTACGTTAGCAAAGTTAAAGTTTAATGTTGCCGTTTGTCCATCACTAAAGTTCCTTAGGTTATAATATACTGTTGGTACTGCCGATGGGCTACCATTAATGTATAAATCTAACTCTAATGTTTTTTGTTCATTAAATACATTACTTAATGAGAAATATAATGCTAACTGACCACTGAAACTATAAGGTCCATCTTCAGTTGTTCTAAAGTTGGGATTTAAAAACCCACCTGCATTATCGTATTCCTCAGTTGGAAATGTAACTGTAAATGGGAGACCATAGCTACCACTAAATGCTTGATCTTGTACAGGACCGTTCTTATAAGCATAAAATGATTGTGATATTGGATTTAACGTCGTTGCTCCTTTTTCACTATCCTTAGTTGCTAAAATATAAATCGAATCAGCATAAGCAGACTCGAATAATGATGATGTATAAGAATAACCTACTGTATCAAATATTTTATCTAATACTGTATTTAACCTAATAGCTGGTTTGAACTGATCCAACCTCATTGGAGTATTGCCGTTTGTAAATGTATTAGGATTACCACCACTTTCAAGTAACGACGATTGTGTATCTTTATCTTGATTGCCGTATTCTACGAGAGGATACACTACGGAACCACTAAATAAGTTATTACCCCAAGATGAACTTACGTTAGTATAAGTTAAGTTATGGTTATATTCTGACCAATCTAAATCTCCAAACGTTAATGACTCAATAGCAAACTTAAAATCAACTGTTTCATTCGTTACAACTACATTATATAGTGTATCACCGTGTTGATTAGTAACTACGTTTTCTAAGTATAGTTTACCTGAGAATATTGCTTGTCCATTACTTAATACCTGACAAGGTTGTGTTTTAATAAATGATACTTCACCTGATGAACCTAAATCATATAAGTTACCAAAGTATTCATCATTTGTTTTTGTAGGTGGTAGGGCAAATGTTTGAGATGATATACCAAATACTTTACCTACATCACCTGATTCAATAGCAGAGATATCTAATAAGAAATCCTGCTCATTGTATACATCTAAATCGTATAATACTCCTTGTTCGTTTGTTGTTCTTAGTATCGTACTCATATATTATTGTCTACTATATTGTCCCACTGCATGCTTATAGTTAACTGCATATTGGAATGTTTTTTGTGATAAATCGTTTGTACGTTCTGTTATAGAAGCATCTGAAATGATTACTGGAATCCATCCATAACTATCTTCATAATAATAAACATCAGCTGAATAGAACATCTCACGTAAGTTATCAGCATCAGTTTGTGTTAACCAATCACTATTTGCTTGACGTTGTTTTGTTACGTCATTATAATGGTTGTTTCTACCTCGTCTTGTTTGATCATATGGTACAGTATTTCCTGTAGTTGAATAATTAACAAACGTTTGTGTGTATTCTTTTCTATCAATAGTAGATGTTCTGTTATTTGCTTTTATAAAGTTATAATAATCCCAAACACCATAAATATTTTTCCAAGCAAACCGTTGTGGGGTAAATCCTGAACAATCACCTATGTTAAATATATATAAACCCCATGTTGCTATATCTGAAGGTGTACCATCAGTTGCTTGTGGTACAAAATTTATAGTATAATAATCTAAATTAGCATTTAATGTAATTCCTGCATCAACCATATTTTGTGGTCCTGATGGGAAATGTGCTAATCGAGTTGCTTGTGATTGTAATAGATAAACATCAACCCATTGTTGAGATAATGGATCAGTATAGATAGTTTCATTGTAAATAGTATCTGTAGATAATAAACTACCTGTTACATCGTATTGCTTATATAATGCAGCATATACGTTTTGTGCTTCAGTAAGTTTTGGAGGAGCTCCTGCATTACCATTTAGAAATGAAATAGTACCATAATCTGTATCATATACACTTTGTGTATTAAATGCAGTTAAACCAAACTGATGTGTGAATGGAATATCATCTACTAATTCCTCATCATACTTACTACTACTATTCCAATTCCAATTATTTAAGTCTAATGCTGATTCGTTTACACCATATAAGTTAAAATAATTAACTGAACCTGATTTAGCAGGATCACCTGGTGTAGCAGAAATACCATTATATAATACAACTGATGATGATACGGATGTAGCATATTCTTCACCAAACTCTACTATAAAGTTTAAACCTGAACCTGTATTAGGTGCTACAACTGCTGTATCCCATATTCTATCCGTGTTAGTAAAGTAACCAGTCATTATTTGACCAGTATTAAATACTCCTTTAGCACTTGGGTTTGCTTGTTGTTTTATACGTTGTATTAGTGTACCACTATTATCTTTAATATCACACACATATTGAAATTGTGGTTGTGATACTTGTGTTGAAGTCAACACATATAACAAATCGTTATTTGCAATGTTAGGTGTTGTTGGTTCTTGTTGAATCGTTACTGCCATTATTCTATGCCTTTAATCTTTTTTAAGTCTATCTCAATATCTTCTGCTGTTGCCTCAGCATATTCTGTTGGAAATGAAGATGCAAATGCTGCTGTTGCTTCATCAACGAATGGTTTTGCTTTATATCCCTTACGGTTAATGCTATTATAGATAGCAAATGATAGTTGTTCAATTGTTACTCCTGGTTTAGGCTGTATACCTTTAGCTCTAATCCATTGTATTAACTTTGGTTGCCACGGTTGACTACCTTTTGTTGTTGCTCCTCCTCTACCACTATCTAAGATGAAACCATAATCCTCCATTTCGAGTGATATTGTGGTTTTACCTTCACGTTGAGGCTTGCCTATATATTTTATACTTTTAGCAAGTGTACCGGTTGCATTAGCATTTTCTTCAAATAACTCATTAATAGTTAACTCACGTAATCTATCAGTTGCTCTATCTAATACTTCCTCTCGTTTAGTCATTATAGTTGTGGGAAATTACAGAAGTTATATACTGCTGGTTCTGTGTATATTACATTAGCAACCCAACCATATAATCTATCATTGAATGCTTCATTTACTGGATTTAGATTTGTCATTTCAAAATCCATTGTTTGTTGCTCTGCTCCTCTACGAATGTAAGAACCAATATCATATAAGTATTGTTCCGTGTTTGACATTACTAGAAGTGCATTTTCATCGGATACACTGGGAACATCAAGTGAATACAATTCAAACGTTAAAGAACGTATATTACCCACTAAACCTATTGATGATATAGGACGTAAAAACACAAATGGATATTTTGTATTTTGATTTTGTGCATCTAAGTAAGATATAGGACCTGTAGCAAACGATTTTACTGGTATCAGTGCTGTAGCTGCTTCGTTAAATATCTCAACTACTTCTTTATAACTTCTCATCTGCTTTCTTTATTACGTCTTTAACATATACAGTATGTACGGCTAACATAGCACCAATCTGATTAATGTTAAATCCACTATCATACAATTCTATGATTTTATCGTTTTTATCTGGTGCCCGTAGTTTTCTTGATACTACTGGTTTTACTTTTATTCGTTCTCGTTTAGGTTTATTTTCTTCCATTATATTATTCTTGATGTATTGTTTGTCTGTCTATTTGCTTGTTCTACCTGTTTATTGTAGTCACTATCTATTGCTAAGTAATTCAATGTGAATATGTAATTTAACTCAAAGATACTTTTATCTCCTGTGATGTTAAGCACATTGGTTTTTGAAAGTGAGTATACAGTCCCAAACCAACTCCAGTATTCACTATAAGTTTGTCCATCTCCTCCATTATCGTCATCTTTTCCGTCGGTCGTAAATATTTGTTTGTACTGCTTGATAACTTGGTCCCGACTCCTAAAAAAAAAGACATTGCTCCTAAAGAAAATGCAACTGGAAATCCTAACATTTTCTCAGCATTAACACCTCTGTCATTACTGTTATAATCCTCTATATCGTAATACTTAAATAGATTCTCTGCTGTTCCCTTAGCTATTTTATGTCCGTTTTTTAACTGAAACTTTAACGTATGTGTTTTATCTTTTGTAATTGGTCTATATAATATAGCCATTATCTCGTGTAAGTTAATATTTGGTTCCTTACATAGACGTTCTAAATCAATGTATTCACCTAATGTCATTTTACTTATTGGTCTATACCCGTATAATACGTCGTTAAACTCTATAATCGGATAGAACGTAATGGAATCGAAGTCCATTAATTTTAACACGGACTCACCAATATTAGACAACTGATTTACCGTCCATTTAGACAATGTATCTCGGTCAATGGTAGTTACTG